CTTGTTCCTGGAGTGCAAGGCAACATTGGGTTGTTACTTGAACCCTTATACAGATAGATACCGCAAAGTCCTTGTGCGTTAGTATCACGAACACCTGTGTCGTCTGTCGTATAGTCAATGGTTGTGCCGTCTGATTTGAAAGTGATCAGTTGATTGTTGAGGTAGATCTCATCAATAATAATGTCAGACTCAATACGAGCACTTGGATTAGCCGGCGATGAGCTGAAGATGTCACCTGGTAATTCACAAAGGTCTAATGCAACGATGGTCTCTTTGTTTGCATTGAATGTTTCTTGATCGATTTGTGTGCCAGAGAAATAAGAATCGCCGTAAGCAACTGGCACCTTGTTGTCTGTTGCTGCTGCGATTTGTTGTCTCGTGCCTTGAGGAGTCGAACTTGAATTTGAACCAGCACCACTCTCGTTTGTTTTGTTTAGAAGTTTGCTAATGCCAAGGCCGATAGCGATACGAGCAAGACTTGAGCCTATGCCTTCACCACCAAGCCAACTGAACATCGAACCAATCGCGCTTAACCATCCCATAATCTGTTTATCCTTTTGTTATTACTATTTAAGCAATCGTAACTGTTCGGCCTACTGGGGCAACAGCTTGTGTTGATGGTGTATCTCCACCTAAGTATTGAACTCCTAAAGAAACCACTGCAACTCTATTTAACGCATTGTCTCCTGGGAACCACGACTTTTGGTCCGACTCGTTTGTGCGTCGTCCAGACACTTTGTTTTGCAAGACTGATAAGAACGATGAGCAAGTCAACGTAGCAGTTGAGGTAACTGACTGACCACCATTCTCGTCCCAGTCCTCTGCGAAGTTAAGATTAGACACTACTCCGGAGAACTCCATACTTGGATTGCCTGGAATGTCTAAGAATTGACCTGTCTGAATGTTAAAGAATACACGTCTTATTTCAACTGGTGCACCTTTAGTAGGATTGTTTAGGATGTCGTTCATGTATTGGTTGTCAATGCAACTCAACGTGATCGTGACATCATTCTGTTTTGCTTTGATGTCTGCATCAACTCCGGACACTTGTAGCAAAGCACCAACTGGTTCATACTGATAAGCAACTCCGTCAAACTCTGTTAATGTGAAAGGGACATCGTGACTGGACATGCGAACAACGTATGTCTCTAAAACACCAGTAACTGGATTCTTTACGGTTAATACCATTCTAACGAATGTAGCTTGTTGAACTCCAGTGTATGCTGATAAGTTGATACCCATTATGCTAAACTCTCCACAAAGGTAAATACGCCTGACCATTCAATTCGATCATAACTGACAATCTTGTAGTCTGGCATTGCTGTGCAGATAACATGAAATTGACAAGCACGACCATAGATACAATCAGCAGTTCCGGTTGCATCAATAATTGGGCGGTTTAGTAATACTGACGTGCTATTAAAAGGCACGTCTTCCACCACAGAATAGACTCGTTTTGAGCCTGCAGGCTGCAATAAATCGCCACTTTTGAACCTAAAACCAGACGTTCCTGTGCCACCAGTAACATTGACAGTATCACTGCCTTGTGTGTAAGAAATAGTCATGTTTCCTGACATGTTTCCTTGATAGCCATAAACAAAGTTTGACGCTGCTAAGTTGAAGTCAATAGTTGCAGTTGTGAACATGTCAGCTTTGTCCATCTTCTCAATAAGGCCACGCGACTCTGACCAACGCATACCAGGTGATGGAGTAACAGTGAAACGCCAAATGCGTCCACCACGTGACGTTGCTCTTACTGTCTGGTTACGCGACATTGTAGATGCAACGACTGCTCGCTTGTTTGGCAGCACGTCAACTGCTTCGTCGATAATAAATTGAAACGGTGATGTCATTCGTCTTTACTCCTTTTAACTATTTCTTTGTAGAACTCTGTTTGCCTAAATGAGTGTTGCTCTCGGTTGAACTGTATCTGTTTCATTGCTGCTTGAAAGTCTTCTCTGAATGAACTTGTTGCTGGTTCATGTGCTACGATTTGATAGGTAACACAATTCTTACCGTAGAACTGTTCAAATTCGTCGTATAGTTCGTCTCTCATAACTTAGCCTCCTACTGCTCGTTGACCTTTGAGATTCAATCCGTGGATAAAATCAGCATAAGGAGCAAGCGTTTCCATAACACCCTTCGAGTCCATCGTCGAAAGATAGATGTGAGTCACGTTACCTGCTTGCTGCGTCGGTGTAATCGTTGCTGGACCATTCACTACCTCTGGACCATTTTCGCCAGTTATACCATAGCTACCTGCAGGGATGGTACCGCCATTTGCAAATCCACCTGCGAACAATTTACCTAAGCTGGAGAAGATCCCACCTGTGCTACTACCCGACCCGCTTGCTGAGTTCATCAAGTTACCCAACAAGTTCTTCATGTCAGACTTGATAAGTGCCTTAGTTGCATTGTTGAAGATTTGCGTCCAGGTCTCGTCGCTGTCGCCAAGTATCTTATCCATTGCTGTTTCAGCTGCGGTCTGCATTGCGCTGAATACTGCCTTACCACGTTCAGCAGCATTGGTTGCTTGATCAGCATAATCATTCCAGCTCTTCTTAAAGCCGGTTGCAAACTCACGCGACTTAGCGATAAGTGATTGTGTTGCTAACTTCTCTGCTGCGAACTTTGGTTCTAACTCAGCACGAATAGACGCAACTTCATCTTCTGACAATGGCTTGTTGCCTTGTTGAGCTTGACGAATTTTTACAATGCCTTCTACTTCTGCATCAATACGACGATTAATGTTGTTCAGTTTGATCTGATCATTAGTCATCGTTAGTTCGTCAGCGTCACGCTGCATGGTTTGAATGTTAGTCGAGATCTTTTCTTCTGCAGACATGTAAGCTAAACGAATTGCTTCTGCGTCGTTTGCTTTTTGCAAGCTTACGGCTAACTCTTTCTCCTGGTCATACTTAGGAGTAACTGTAGCACGAATTTGTTCTTCAGATTCTTTTGTGATTGGTCTGTTACCATTCTTAGCCATTGCGATTTTGATCTCGCCTTGAACCTCTGCGTCAATACGTTTCTGTATGTCAGCTAATGCCTTCTGTTCGTTCGTAGCACCGACCAATCCAATTTGAGTTCTAAGATCAAGCTCTTCTTGATTGATCTTTAGTCCCAGCTCTTGAATAATGATACGATCTTTCTCGGCTGTCTTAGCATCATTGACTGCATTCTTTTGCTTCTCTAATGCGATCACTTGCTCGTTGCTTAGGGCTAATTGCTTCTTGATCTCACCTGTTTGAGCAATTAGCTGTTCGGCCTTAATGTTATCAGTGCCTTTTAGATTTGCTGCTTGTTCTTCAAGCTTTTGTATCTCTTGTTGAGCCTTCAGACTGTTTTGACGAATAGTTGATTCAGCTTCAAGTCTGTTGCTTGCTGCTTGAGCTTGTGATTCTGTCATCTGTAATGACTTAACATCCAATTCAAGTTTTTCTCTTGCTAAGGTATTGTTGAGACGTAATGATTCACCTTGAGCTTTAATAGCATCTAAGGCGGAACTATCAACAGTGGTCTTCTTAGCCGGTGACAATACTGATTGAGCTTGTGACTCAACGTTCATCTGCTTCTGAAGAACTAATTGTTTTTGTAGAGCTTCTTGTGCTTCTGGACTGAGCTTGTAATAGTTGTCGAGGAATTTAGGATCAAGAGCCTGTTGCTCTTGCATCAACTTATTCATCTCCTTCATCTTCGCAACTAACGCATCTTCACCTTCGTTAAGATCTTTTGGCCATACACCAAGCAAGGCTACTGCTGCCATCGCTGCGACCGGGATCAATGCAAGTAGACGAGCAGACAGCCCGCCAACCGCCGTCATTGTTAGTAATGATGCTTCAGTCGATACAGTAGCAGCCGCGGTCTGAGTTGCCATTGCGGCTGTTGATGCTGCTGCCGTTAAGGTCTGAGCTTCTTGTGCGATAGAAACTCTAAATTGTGCCGCTGCTAATTTTTCTTCTGCTGCTGCCAAAGCTAATGCTGTGGCGGTGCCTGTGACTTGTAACGCACTTAATTCTGCTTGAGCTACTGCGGCCGTCGCTGTGGCTCTACCTAAACGAGCATAAGCACCAGACATGAAAGTATCAACTGCTCGACTGTTGGCGATAGTAACTGCGGTGTTGGCTGCTGTTGCGATAGTAGAACCAGTCATTGCTGCTGCTAAGGCTCCAACACCTGACACAACTGTTCTAACTGCTGTGATGACTGACGCACCTGCGAACAATGTCATTGCACCAGCTAATCCTATTGCTGCCGCTTTGGCTCCACCAAGACCATCAATCATAGGTGCTGCGAATGAAGTTACTGGTTCAAGCAACAGAATGAATTGATTCTTAACATTCTCTGCGCCAACTGCTAACTCATCCATAACCTTCTTAGCTGATTCAGTTGCTGCGGCTGCTTCTTTCTGTGTTCCGGAATACTTGTTCATTCCGTCTGACAGATCTTGCCAGACTTGTTTATTTCCTGTCTTACCAAAGATGTCCATACTTAAGGTAGCACGTTTGCTAACGTCAGACATTTCACCCAACGCTGCTGCCATCTTCTTAAAGGCTTCTTCTGGGGAATGTGTTCTTAGATAATCTTGAGAAACTCCAAGTTCTTCCATACCAGACTGGAGTTTAGTATTGCCATTTGCTGCATCCAAAGCTGCGATGTTCATCTTCTGAATCATCTTAGCAACTTCTTCTCCACTTGAACCAGCAGCAACTGCCGCTAAGTTCATTTCCATCATTGCTTGAGTTGATACGCCAACTGACTTAGCAAGATCGACCATCTGTGATACTGATTCTGCTGCGGCGTGTGCGAATGAGATCAATCCAGCACCAACAATAGCGCCCCCTACTGAATTCATCTTAGAGGTAACTACTTCTGCTGCTGATGCTAACTTATTGAATGCCTCTACGCCAACAGCACCAGTAGCTACTAATTTAGTTCCGAGGCCGGCGACTGAGTTTGTTGATTGTGAGATCGCAGCTTGAAACTGCGAGTTGTTAATTGTTAGTGCTGATTTAATGTCGGCCATGTGCGTGTTATCCTATCTTCTTTATGAAGTTATTGACTAATCGGGTTACCTCTTTCTCGGCTGGTTTAGTCATACCTTTTGGCGCCTTCTTAGAAGCACCATCGTCTAATTCTGTAGCGTAAGGATAATTTGCACTAATGACGATAGTGTCTTTAGTAACTGACAGTTTCGTTTGATTGCGAGCATTACCAGTTCTCTTTGGAGTTGCATCCTTGAAGAACTTATAGATAGGTTGAGCGATCTCTTTGTTGATGTTACTGAGATCACTCATCTGTTTCCTGAATGCTGAATCGTCAAACGATGTCATTTATTTTCCTTTTGCTCTTGCTTCTGCTGTTGCTTTCTCTATTCGTGCTACCATTTCTTCTTCGGTCATCTTAGGGGCAGGAGGTCGGCCTTTGTTCTCCTGTAATGCACGTCGGTAATTGACATAGCTATCAGCAACATCCATTACACGTAAATCATAGATTGTTGCTTGGTTTAGTAAGACAGATGGCAACATGTGATACCGTTGTGCCATCTTGTCTACCATCATTATCTTACCGACATACTCAGACTCAGGATCTAATGCTTCCCCTGTTACTTTCCCAGTTCTTCAAAGATAGCGCGAGCCATCGGTCCCAGGTAAGCAATGTCGTTGATCTGAACACCCTCACCGAACAATAGTTCGGTTGTCTCTGGATCAACAACGAGTTCATACACCACGTCTTTCACAAGCATCTCGTTGATACGTAGAACGTCAGTAAGAGACATTGGCCACATAATGTAGAACTCGAGAGATTCACCTTCAAGTTTCTTAAACTTTTCAATCTCGTGGTCAGACACTGGTGTTGCTGTGAGTTTCTTAGGGGCTTGTTTTGTTGCGAATTTGGTTAGGTTCATCTGTTAATCTCCTTTGTGTTGTTCAATCAGCGTATTCAATACCAGTATGATAAAGGATACTCGCCCTTCTGCCTTACGTAGGTCAGCTTGAGCGCATCGTAGTTCGTTTTGACTTTTTGCTGCAGATTCCAAAGCAGACGTTAGTGCCTCTCTGGTGGTTAAACTTTCAACTATCATCTGTTCATCTCCTCTTGTGCTACACTCTTATTTATGTCAAAACAAAAGGAGTCACGAATGACTCCCTCTGTGTTTGATTTACATCGATTACAGAGCTTTTGATTCTGCGCCGTCCACTGTAATAGTGATCGGAGTCGTCCATGCAGTTGCAGTAGCCGATACTTTAGGTCCGATTGCTGTAAAGTAACCGTCGCCATTGTAGACCGTTGCGCCCATGTTATACGTCCAATGAATCTTGGTCTTAGCATTCATAAGAGCGAACACGCCGAGTTGACCAGCTGAACCAGCAACGTTCGCCACGTCAGCTACGATACCTTCGTATCCATCTTTAGTGATGATCATGTTGCCACTGATCGTACCAGACGTTACCGTCGGGAATTGACGTTTACCTGCATTGTTCATAGTCATGAACGAATACAGTTCTGTAGTCATTGGGTTGTCGAATGAGTCTAAGTTCTCAATTACGAGCGGACCAGTCTTGCCGGCAACGGTGATGGTAATTGCTACCGGCGACGTGTCGTTAAGAGTGCCTGTTTGTCCTGGGGAGATGATAAATTCTGCCATGATTCTGTTTCCTTTTAAGTTAGTTGGTGCCTAGTGAGGCTAAAGATAATACGGTAACGCTCGCTGTTGTTCTGAAACACTTGTTCCACTTTGTAATCTCGTGGGCTATACAACTTGAAAATTGGATCGTCTATTAGTTTTGCAAAAACATCTAAGAACGCATCAACGTATGGATCCTGTTGAGCATGAATGAGATACATTTCAATAGTGTCAGTTAGCTTGTAAGAGCTTCCTGTATTGCTCATTGAAGTAAATAAAGCTTCTCTATCCGATTGGTAGAGTCTGGCGACGTAGATGCCTTCAGAAACTGTGTCCTCATCGCTGGGGAACTCAGAAAAGACTTCAGTCTCAACACCTTTCTTACTAAGTTGGTTGTTGAGTGCATTCATTACTTGATCGGTTGTTACTAACGGCATTTAGAAGTATCTCCTATCGCCGTTATAATACGCTGGATCTACCTGGTCTGAAGCATTTTCATCTTGGTCTATCGTCGTATCACTATCAACATCGTAAAATGCTGATTCCATAGTTGCTTTTGTCCAGGCGTCACTAAATCGTTTTGCTGCAAACTCGTAGTTCGCTGCGTCTTTCTCATTCACGTTTGCCACGTCTGTTACGATGGTGGAGTAGAACAATTCAGCTGCTTTGAATACTTCAAGTTCGATTAGTGGTTGACCTTGTTTGATTAGTTTTGCTGGATCGAATGCTGTTACAGTTTTGCCACTTACAATTTTATTTGCGTTGAGGCTTCTGTTTGCAGCAAATGTTGGCCACCAACTTACTTCCAGCGCGATCAATAGTTCGATGCTTGCTTTCGGTAACAGAGTGTTGATGAGCAATGTATCCTGATCACCTTTAGTCAATTGATCAATTCTCTTGTAGCCTGCCCTATCATAGAACGCAACATCGTCGACCGTAGCATTGCTGACTCGTAAGTCAAGATCGATTATGTCTTGTGGGGTTAATGTAGAAGCAAGCGCCATTTGTGTTATCCTTTTATGTGTTGTTTGCGGGGCAATGCTGTTACACACTGCCCCTAATCTTTATCTCTATTGCTTAGGCGATGTTGATAGCAAAACCACGACGTGTATCGCTGACGCCAGCACCGAAGTAGCCAGTACCAGTCAACCAAGTCTTCAATCCGCCATCCTTAGGACCCATTGCAATTTCGAGGCCAGACACGAGAACCGACGTAAGTGCCATCGGCCCAAATGCAGCACCAATGCGAACCGACGCTGCGGCGGCACCATCAACTGCACGCGAAGCAGAGCTCAGGAACGTTGTGAACACAACACGAGCACCATACAAGTTAGCGATCTCACCAGTGGATTGGAGTTCAATACCAGCTGGGGTCAACTGCTTAGTTGGATCGGTTAGTTCTGCTAACAGACGATCAGCTTCTTCTGTACCAAGCACGATAACTGGCTTACCAGCATTACGCGATTTGCGCCATGCGCCAACAACTTTGCGAACCAATGCAACAACTGTTTCAGAAGCAGCAGCACCAGAAGCGGTGTCACCAACAGCCAGCAATTCCAATGCGCCAAGAGCGGACGGACGAGTTACGCCATCAGCAGAAGCAGCATAGTTAGTGTCGCCAACAGTGGCTTTGAAACCAGAGAACGCTTTAGCGGCAACGATGTCTGCTTTTTCAGCAAACGCCATACCAATTTCTGAACCAACTGAAGCTGCAACGCCAATCGCGTCCGTCTTCAGCAAGAAGTTACCAAACTCAGTCGGGAGGACATGAGGAGTTGCAGTAATCTCTTTAGCACCAAAAGATGCTGTTTGAACATCACCACCTGTGTCAGCTGCTTCATTGTAATCCGAGAAGCCCAGTGGTCCCATGCTCGGCACTTTGTAAGTGTTTCCGCTGTTAGGAGTAACCGTGTTGGTCAGGTTAATAAGACCGCTCGATTCGTGAACTGCTAAGAGTGCTTCGTTAGCAAGAACCGTTTCAAAGGTGTTGCTTTCGCCGTTTGTACCACCAAGTAAGTAAGACATGTTTATTTCCTTTTGTGTATGTTAATTGTTTTGAGATTTGACGCTAACACCAACTCCGCCTAATCCACGTTGCCCAACACCATTGGCTTTACGCCAGGCCTTGTATGCTTCAGGATCAGTTGCTGCGTTTGGAATGTTGCCACTATCACGTGACCCATTAAATCCAAACTTGGAACCGGTACCAGTTCTGACTTCTTCTTTAGCCAGCTTAGGTCTGCTCTTTAAGATTTCTCCAGCAAGTTGGTCCAACGTTAAATGATCACCATTCTGATCAAGTCTTGGATTACCATCCTTGCCTTTAATGAAATACGAACCATCATCACCAAACGCTACATGCTTTTCGAACTCTAAGGAAGCAAGGTCGAACATACTCGGATCAAATCCGTTTTTGCTCATTGATGCTGTTATCTGTGATTGAAGATTTGTTTGACGAACTACTGTGTCTTTACTCTTCAAGTCCGATTGTAGTGACTGAATCATCTGTCTAAGTTCGGCAATTTCACCGCTTGACTGAATAGGTTTCTTTTCATTTTGTTTCTGGTTATCGGAACCACCGGAGTCCTTCTTCGAATTAGCTATCAACCCTTCAACAAAAGCAAGAGCATCATGCGTATTTGCAAATTGCTGTCCTGCGATTTTCGATAGTGGGTTTAGCACATCGTATTGACCAGACTTACGAATTGCTCCGAGGTTTGGTTGTTCTTGTTGGTTGTCGGTACCACCGTTGTCGTTACTGTTTTGGTTATCGGAACCACCGAGGTTTGCATCTGCCACTTTGTATTACTCCTTTAAGTTTTGACGGGCTCTTATACCCGAAGTGTATTACGGTTGTTGTTCAATTTCTGTTTCAGTACCAGTTACTTCGTTTGGTGCCGTCTCATTCATTGTCTTAATGTTATTTATGCTCGTTTCAGAAACTTTGACTTTTTGCAAATAAGATGCTAATTCATCTGGCGGAGCAATCAATCTAATAACCTCTAAATCAATAATGCTTTGCACTACTGGGTTGATAGATAACTCTTTAGCAGTCTTCAATAACGCTAATCTAAATTGTGTATCCTTGGCTTCATAGTCTGTGTTGTATTCAATCTTACCTGCCCACACTAAGTTCATTAGCCAGGCGACTAATTCAAATACTTGTTCTTCAGTTGACTGCATTACTCGAGCGCGTGTTGCGGCTTTACGATGCAGACCACGACGTTCCTCAACGATGCTGATGCCAGACTGTGATTGCGTCTTAGTATTGCGAATGTTTGAACGACCCATGTAAGCATCTAACTGTTTGATGATTGAGTCTTGTTGTGAACGAATCTTGTCAATGTCAGCAGTTGGGATTTCAAATACTTCAACGTCGTCTTTATCGCCGCGAGCAATACCACCACCACCTGCTGGAATTTTAACATTCGACTTAGCACGGATAAGTGGCTTACTAAATCGAATACTGTCGAAGGCTTCTGCTTCAAGTCGTAGCAATTCGCGTTGGACGTCTGCTGCATCAGTAATGTCAGAACAGCCAATAAATCTATTCTTTAAGTCGGGAACAGGAACACATTGGTGTGCTGGAATTTGATAGTCCCACGGGAACTCATAGATCTCATCTGGGAATGTTTCAGCACCAGCGGCTGCTCGGTTAAGTAGGTCGATGCAATAACGTTTCGCTACAGTAGGAATGTCAGTTATGATACCTGTCTCTGGATCAGCGTATTGCTCACCTGCTTCCCAGGTTTTGATAATCATCTTCTCTTGATCTTGAAATTCGACGATCTTCATGTAGCATAGTTTTGACTTAGCACCTTCAGTGTCGTATTCGTAATCAATAACATTTTCAGCAGAGGTAACTGATAGGTATGGTCGATTGCCTTCTTTGGCTTCTTCCGGTAAGTCAGCAAAGATCCAAGACCATCCTTCAATAGAGGCTAACGTTGCTGCTGTCTCCATTACGTCTGACAGAGTGTTGTTCTCTAAGTCAGCGTTGACGATAAAGTCTTCCATCCATAGCGGAGTCGTAATAGGTTGATAGTTACTGTTTAGGAATGCGAGATCACGATGTGGATCTTGTTCGAAGATGATGTCAATCATCTCTTCAATAATTGATTTGCAGACTGGTTGTGCTGCTACGTTCTCGATCTTGTCTTTGAATAAGTTCTTATCTTCACCTTTACGTGCGATAAGGACCTCTTTCTTGAATGTCATCCCACCTTCATAAGCTGCTCGCAACTGTTTCATTTGTGGGAGAATCAACGTCATTAGATAAGAAGGTGTCATTAATTCTGTTTGTGTTGACATTTATTTATTTCCTTAGTGGGATAGTAGTATTTAGCATCAGTTTGACTAACACCAGTGTTCATCGTCTTGTTCGTCTAACATGTCTTTGAAAAGCTTCTTTAACGATGGCTTTCCGTCGACATAATTGACTTCTCCAGGTGTTAAGTGTTCTTGTCCAGGTTCTTGCCAGAAGGTTTGATCGCTGTCAATGTATTCAGAAACATAGTCGTCACTTGAATGCTGCATTGGGAATAGGTAATGAATACCATAGCGTAAGCAGTCACCAAGTCCGTCAATGAACATGTATTTCTGTTCTTTGTATTTGTGCAATGCTTTTCTGAATCCGTCCTCGAAGTGATACGTTTCAATTGCGTCAATCAGTTTCTGTTCGTGTAACGGTATGACTAATCGTCCTTGACCAATAAATGAATTACTTGAGTTATCAGTATCAGCGATAAACGGATTACTCTTTGCGTTACTTATGATTCTGAAGCCGAATGATTCTAAGATGGTTTGGTCCGTTACTCCGAAGTCGGAGGTTGTATCTCTGTTCTCGTGATTGCCTGATCGGTCCATAACAGTGAGTAAGGTTCTCTTTGGAAAGTCATTACGTATGATCTGAGCAAAGTCTTTGATACCAATTGACTCAACTGCGTATGACTTTAGAACTTCAATCTTACCTGTCTTAGTAAAAGGTTTACCGACGACCTGAGCAACGATTGCTGTCATACATTTCTTGTTGAAGTCGTGGAAGGTGTAGAGGTCTCCACCTCTGTCAAATGTTTCTGCTACAGCGTATTCACGTTTCCAGGTGTAATAGAATTGATCTTCGACGCTTCCCCAGTCACACATTAAGTCTTTATTGAACTTGAGTGGGCTTAGTAGATAACGCTGCTCTTCAATCCAGGACTTTAACTGCACTCGCATCTGTTTGTAATTCTTGTGAATGGTAATCCAACGATCTGGGTGAGCACACGCATTCTCATACATAGTATGAAACGGATTCTTACCTTCTGGCGTGCTGATGAGGATCATTCGTCCAACTGATCCCTCAACTCCTGGTATAGGTCTGATACGATTGGATAACTCCTGTAAGGCATCTTCACTAAACTCTGCTGCTTCATCTGCAACAATGAGTCCAGCGTTGATACCTTTGAGTCCAGTTTCAGCTGATACGCAATGGATTCGGATACCGTTACTAAAGGTGATAATCTTCTTCGAGTTGTTAATGTCTCTTTCATCTTGAAGTCCCCAATGGTCAATACAGTTCTTCTTTAGTCCTTGCCAAATGATACGTTCGATCATCGGATACGTCGGAGCAACATACAGTATGTCACGCCCTTTGT